GCGCAGAAACCTGCTCTCACCGGTCCTCCCCCTCCTGCGGCAGATGGGGTCTCAGGTGGAGGAAAAGCTGAGCCGGGGTCAGCTCACCGTCCGGTTCGGTACGGTGGAGAACACCTTTTACATCTACGGCGGACGCAACGAGGGCAGTCCCGCCCTCATTCAGGGGGTGACGCTGGCGGGAGTGCTGCTGGACGAGGTGGTACTGATGCCCCGCTCCTTTGTGGAGCAGGCCTGCGCCCGCTGCTCGGTGGAGGGGAGCAGATTGTGGTTCTCCTGCAACCCGGACGGGCCGGAGCATTGGTTTTACAAGGAGTGGATCTGCCGGGCCCCGGAGAAAAAGGCCCTGTACCTCCACTTCACCATGGAGGACAACCCCAGCCTGTCGGCCAAAACCAGAAGCCGCTATCAGCGCATGTTTCAGCGCATGTTTCAGGGCGTGTTCTACCGGCGGTTCGTGCTGGGCGAATGGGTGGCGGCGGAGGGGCTGGTGTACGACTTCTTCGACGCAAACGATCTGCCCGAGCCGCCCGACGGGGGCTTCGACCGCTGGCGCATCTCCTGCGACTACGGCACCCGCAACCCGGCCTCTTTTGGGTTGTGGGGCAGAAAGGGCGGCGTCTGGTACCGGGTGGACGAGTATTACTACGACGCCCGGGCGGAGGGCCGGCAGAAAACGGACAGCCAGTACGAGACCGACCTGCGCCGTCTGGCGGGGAACCGCCCGGTGGAGCAGGTCATTGTGGACCCGTCGGCGGCCAGCTTTATCGAGACCCTGCGGCAGGGGGGCTGGACGGTGCGGCGTGCAGACAACCGGGTGCTGGAAGGTATTCGCCGGACGGCGGACGCCCTGCGGTCGGGAAAAATCGTCATCTGCAGGGGGTGCGACAACAGCGTGCGGGAATTCGGCCTGTACTGCTGGGATTTGAAGGCCGGGGAGGACAGGGTGGTCAAACAGCACGACCACGCCATGGACGACATCCGGTATTTCGTCATGAGTCTGGACACAGACAAGCCGCTGGCGGCTATGTCCGTAGAGCGGCGAATTCATTAAGGAATACCCCCAACAGGGGTTCCAATACATAAAGGAGGAAACAATTTTATGGCTTATCAGTTCGAAAACGTGAAATTGGAAAAGGGTATGTACCGCGAGGCGGGCCGCTCCTTCAGCCAGGTGCTGGAGAAGCTGGACCCCTCCGAGCAGTACAAGGGCACCAGTCTGGAGGGTCTGGATGCCTTCCAGCGTCAGCTCAAGCGCTTTGACATCAAGGTGAAGGGCGCCGGTTCCGACATGGTGGACAAGTTCTTCGCCAGCACCCAGTCCGCCGTGCTCTTCCCCGAGTACATCGCCCGCGCCGTCAAGGTGGGCATGGAGGAGGGCAACATCCTGCCCGACATCACCGCCACCGAGACCCGCATCGACGGTGTGGACTACCGCTCCATCACCGCCGCTCCCGCCGAGGAGAAGAAGCTGGTGGGCGTGGCCGAGTGCGGCGAGATCCCCCAGACCACCATCAAGACCCGTGACAATCTGGTGAAGCTGAACAAGCGCGGCCGCATGCTGGTGGCTTCCTACGAGGCCATCCGCTTCCAGAAGCTGGACCTGTTCTCCGTCACCCTGCGTCAGATCGGCGCCCAGATCGGCAAGATGCATCTGGAGGATGCCGTGGGCGTCATCATCAACGGCGACGGCAACGACAACGCCGCCCAGGAGACCTCCGTGGCCTCTGCCGGCACTCTGACCTACGATGATCTGGTGGCCTTCTGGAACGGCTTTGATCCCTACCAGATGAACACCATTCTGGTGGGCAGCGACACCATGCTGAAGCTGATGAAGCTGTCCCAGATGCAGGACGCCGCCGCCGGTCTGGACTTCCACGGCACCGGCAAGCTCATCACCCCTCTGGGCGCCAAGGTGCTGCGCTCTTCCGCCGTCCCCGCCGGCAAGATCATCGGTCTGGACAAGCACTACGCTCTGGAGATGGTCAAGGCCGGCGACGTGCTGGTGGAGTATGACAAGATCATTGACTGCCAGCTGGAGCGCGCCGCCATCACCACCATTTCCGGCTTCTCCAAGATCTTTACCGACGCCAGCGCTGTGCTGTCCGTTTGACAAAAGGAGGGAAGGGGCCCATGGGCCTTCTGAAGAAAAAACAGAGCGGTGAGGCGGCAAGCGCCGCCCAGCTGAGAGAGGTGGGCCGCCACCCCTTCTCCGCTCTGGATCAATATGTGCCCCTGCGCCACGGGGAGCTGGCCCTGTACCGGGCCATCCGTGAGGGCGTTCCCGTGGTGGACGCGGCCATCTGCAAGCTGGTGCGTCTGTGCGGCGGCCTGTCCGTCAAATGCAAAGACCGGGCGGCGCAGGAGGGGCTTGACCTCTTTCTGCGCACCGTCCCCACCGGCCGTGGCCAGCGGGGCCTGCAGTCCTTTCTGGACTGCTATCTGGACTCCATGTTCACCTGCGGCCGCGCCGTGGGTGAGCTGGTGCCCGCCCGCAGCGGCCGTGACGTGGCGGCCCTGCTGTGCGGCAATGTGAAGCAGGTGGAGATCCGCGAGGGCAAGAATCCTCTGGACTTCACCCTGTGCGCCAGAGGGGAGGACGGCGTGGTCCGTCCTCTGCCCCGACAGGAGCTGCTGCTGTTCACCCCCTTCATGCCGGAGACCGACGCGCCCTACGGCGTGTCCATGCTGCGCTCCATGCCTTTCATGGTGGAAATCCTGATGAAGATATTCCACACCATCGGCGAGAACTGGGAGCGGGCGGGCAACGTGCGTTTCGCCGTGGTGTGCAAGGGGGATAACGGCGGCACGGCGGAGGAGCGGTGCCGACAGGTGGCAAAAGAGTGGTCCGCCGCCATGCAGGCCACCCGCAGCGGCAGCATCCGGGACTTCGTGGTGTCCGGCGATGTGGACATCCGGGCCATCGGCGCCGACGGTCAGATTCTGGACAGCGAGGTGCCGGTGCGACAGATCCTGGAGCAGCTGGTGGCCAGGACGGGCATTCCGCCCTTCCTGCTGGGCCTGAGCTGGTCGTCCACCGAGCGCATGAGCAGCCAGCAGGCGGACATCCTCACCAGCGAGATCGCCGCCATCCGGCGCAGTCTGGACCCGGTGGTGGAGCGCATCTGTGAGCTGTGGCTGCGGCTGCACGGCTATGACAGCCGGGTGGAGGTCATCTGGGATACGGTGAACCTCCAGGACGAGGAGACGGAGGCCCGGGCGGCGCTGTACCGCGCTCAGGCCGAAAGTCTGGAGAGGAGCGCGTGAAATGGATATCTGCAAGGAATCGGAAGTGAAGGGCATCGGTCAGGCCAATGAGGTGGAGCTGGCCCTCATCAACCGGCTGACCCGCCGAGAACTGATGGCGGACGAGGTATACACCTTCGCCGTCCGCCTGTGCGACAACGACATCGACCGTGACGGCGAGCGATTTGCCGACGACACCCTGAAGGAGCTGGGCGAGCTGTTTGTGGGCGTGTCCGGCGTCTTCGACCACCAGTGGTCCGCCAAGGGTCAGAACGCCCGCATCTACCGCACCGAAGTGGTGGAGGAGCCCGCCCTGCGTACCGCCGACGGCCGACCCTATGCCTGGCTGAAGGGCTGGGCCTACATGGTCAAGACCGCCGACAACGAGGGACTCATCGCCGAGATCGACGGCGGCATCAAGCGGGAGGTCAGCGTGGGCTGCGCGGTGGAGCAGGTGCTGTGCTCGGTGTGCGGCAAGGAGCTGGCTGCCTGCGGCCACGAGAAGGGTGAGGACTACAACGGACAGGAGTGCCACGGCGTGCTCACCCACGCCACCGACGCCTACGAGTGGTCTTTTGTGGCCGTCCCTGCCCAGCGCAGGGCGGGCGTGGTCAAGAGCGCCAGGCGTCTGGAGGATGAGGCCCGTCTGGGCCGCCGCTATCTGAAAAGCCTGCGCACCGAGCTGGTCCGTCTGGCCGGTCTGGCCGAGCCGGAGGCGGAGCATGAGCTGCTGCGTCAGGTGGCGGACAAGCTGGACGAGGGCGAGCTGCTGGGCCTGACCAAGCTCTATCAGAGCAAGGTGGACAGGCTGCTGGGCGCCGCCACCCAGCTCAGCTATGAGCAGGAGCCTGCCGTGATGGACAAGGCCGACGGCGCCTTCCTGATCTGAGGTGGCAGCCATGTGGGAACAGGTTTTGGAGCTGCTGAAAAAGCTGCGCATCTGCACGGAGGAGGTCTCCGTGCTGGAACTGCTGTGCAAAACCGCCTGCAGCCGTCTGGACGGTCTGCTGAAAGAGGAGGTCACCGCCGGGGACTGCGGTGAGAACTATGTGCTGGCCGCCGCATGGCTGGCCATGGATTGGCTGGAGGACATGGGGGAGGGCGCCAACATCACCGCCCTTTCCGCCGGTGACCTCACCGTCCGCCGTGAGGGGGGCAGCCGGGGCAGAGAGCGGGCCATGGAGCTGATGGCCCCCTATGTGAAGGCGGAAGGATTTGTGTTTCAAGGGGTGAAAGGATGACAGACGCATTTGAGTGGGTGATTGCCACCTACGGACAGGAAGCGGTGTGCTTTGACAAGGACGGACAGGAGCAGGGCAGAAGCCGCGCCATTGTCCAGCCCATGACCGAGGCGGACTGGCAGTACACCGCCGGGGCGCTGGGCAGCTATCGCACCGACCGCTTCCTCTGTCTGGCCCAGCCCGACCTGCCTCTGGGCAAGGTGGGCGACGGCGGCCACATCGTTTGGGGCGGCGGAAAGTATGAGGTGCTGACCGTCCGACCCGTCTGGGTGGGCGGCCGTGTGACCCATCTGTGGATTGCCCTGCGTCCCATGGAGGAGCAGGCATGACCGGCGCGCTGAATCTGCT